AGAAGTCTGGGAAGTATCTGTGCCATCTACCGTCAATAGGACTCTTATATGGTATGATGACCTCTTCGCTTGCCCACTTAATGACGTGAGGATGCTTGTCTAGATAACGCATCAACGCCAATTCCCATCCAGATCGATATACAATATTCGTAGGGTCACCTAGATATTTATCTGGATTCAGTGGTTTAAACTTGCCTTTGTATGTCTTGTATGCCATAATAACTCATATAAATAATTGATAGTGTAACTTAATATTTATAAAGGTATAAAACGATGCCATCAGATCAGACAGGATTGAAGTCAAACGATCCAAGTACAATAATCAATAAGAGAAAGAACCCGCCTTCAGGTCTGCTGAAATTTCCTGCTAATCTGGGTGTTCACTCGACATTAATGCGATTCTTTAAGTACAGCTACGGTGGTGTACGGGGATCGGAAATCACAGGTAGCGTTGATATAGTATTACCCCTTCCGAAGCAGATCCAGGACTCGTTCAAGATCAATGTGGCTGGTGATGAAATCGGAGCAATATCAGCTGGTGCAGCCCAAGTGTTAGCAGCTGGAGGAGATATGGACTCTCTTGTTGGTGATGCCGGAGCTTCTACTGCAAAGTCGATTATCGATGCAGTATCCGGTGGAGGTGGTATAGGCCAGTTGGGCACTGATATGATCCAGATGGGTTTATCCAAATCAAACCCAAATATATCCAATATGATGCGTAGTGGTAAGGGTAATGCACTCAACCCATTCGCCACATTAGTATTTAAAGGCGTTGATCTTAAAGTACACTCATTGGAGTGGATGTTATCCCCTGATAGTGAGCAAGAGAGTGCTACGCTGAAAGATATAATCAAAAATCTTCAGAGCATGGTTCTTCCTACGGTTGGTGGTATTGGAGCAGGCGGTGATCTATCTGCCATAGAGCGTGGACTCCTGCGTTATCCACATATGGTCGATGTGTACTTTCAAGGCATTGATATGAACTATTACTTCAAGTTCAAGACATCGATGATCAGTCAGATTAGCGTTGATTACACTCCTAATGGCATTGCTATCAACAAAGGTGGTCGGCCATCAGCAATTCGATTAACTATGACGCTTCAAGAAGCTTTCATTCATACAGCAGATGACTACGAGACTGGAGAGATAGAGGTCGCAGCCTCACCAGAATCTACTGGTAGCGCATCTGGTAATTACCCATACGTATTTGGGTCAGGCACTGGCGCAGATGGAGACGCAACATCAAGCGATGATGGTTCTATAACTAACGCATATGCTGCCGCAAATGGTGGAATCTTATGGGGTGGCGGTGCAGCCGAAGGTAACGATTCACCAACGGATATCATAACAGTTGGAGGTGTAGCAAGTACTAGGGCGACTCTAAACTCACAAGGAATCACCGATGATACAATCGCAAACAGTCCAGAGCTGTACTCGGTCAGTGGGGTTAATGTTGCGGATATCGTTGCCGTAAATGGAGTACCGAGAACGAGAGGAGACCTTAACGCAGAAGGCGTTACCGACGAAACCATAGCAAATAATGAATCGAAGTATTCTGTCACATCTAAACCAGCTGGTGGTTCTGGTGGTGGTTCTGGTGGTGGCTCTCCGTGGCCCAAGTTTGCAGGAGGAACAACTTCAAATAGTCCCGATGGACAAAGTAAAGCTACTGCTACATCAAATGGTTTATTAGAAGACGAAGTGTTCGTTGTTAACGCAAGCGGTGATGGTGGATATGTGGTGTCTAGGGCGGTTTTGAACTCGAGGAATATCACAGACGAGACGATTGCTAGCAACAGTGCATTGTATATTACCGGAACAGACAGCGTATTACCGAGTGGAGCATAATAATGTCATACTTTAAAAACTTTCCAACTGTGATGATAAAAGGTCAAGAAGTACTTGACATTACACGAAAGGTGAAACTATCAGCTGCACTTCGTTCGGTGAGTTTAGAGTATCTAAGCTATACGTTAGAGGATGGAGATAAGCCAGAGGACATCGCCAATTACTACTATGACAGCCCGGAATATGCATGGCTAGTGTTACTGTCTAACGAGATAGTCGACCCATACACTGAATGGTATAAGTCCAAATTAGAACTGGAAGCTTATATAAAGGTTCAGTACGAGTCCAAGTCTGGATTGACTGGTGACGCCGTGCTGAATTGGGCTAGGAACTCCAGTCTATCTAGTAATATAATACATTACCGAAGTCTGTATGAGCCTGCTGTCCAGATCAATCGTGCTACCTACCAACAGTCGCCTGCTTCCGAGTTCTATGCTATGCGTGTGTATGACTATGAGTATGAATTGAATGAGTCTAGACGAGAGATTAACCTGATCAATAAGTCGTATCTATCTCTTATTACAGATAGGTTTGTGGAGGTAATAAATGGCGAGTAATCAACAGCAGGCTGGCTTTTATACGCTAAAGCAGTTTAAGATCAGTCCCGTCATACAAAACGTTAATGACGTTGTTGATAAGAACTTGCCGGAAAGTACCGAATTGAATAAGGTTATTCTTAATTGGGGCATAAGCGAGAGTGTCAATAGTCCTTATGTTCACGGATATGCAGTAGTTCATGAAGGTAACAACATATTAGCAGATCTACCTATTATCGGCGAGGAAGAAGTTGATATCATGTATATAGATTTCTACGGTAAAACTCGCCGTGAGAGCTATTACGTATATGCTGTTGAGGAGATTCAACCTGAGAGTAGCATTAACGATAAAATCGTAAAGTACATTATTCGATTCTGTTCGAAGCAGAAGTTACATGCCGACACCACTGAGTTGCGTAGATCTTACGCAGACCAGACTATTAGTAGTATGGCAAGATCTCTATATGAAGACTACTTCTTAAGTGGCAATAGCTCTGATAAGGAAATTGATATAGAAGAGTCTGATGGGGACCAAACCCTTGTTATTCCGAATCTACGTCCTGACGAAGCAATGAACTTCCTCGCACGGCGAGCATTCTCTTCTAATAGTAAATCGTCATTGTTTAGATTCTTCGAGACTCGAGAGAAGTATTTCTTCTGTACGCATGAATACCTTATTGAAAAGTATAAGAATGATGTTTCTAATGATGCAATATCTATAAGCAACAATTTAAAGTTCATATATAGCACCATTGACGATAACACTGGACCCGGACAGATGATTGCCCAACAGTCTATATCATCGTTAGTGTATGGTAAGAAGGTCAATACGATAAGTGACATAAAGACCGGCGCATACCGTCGACGAGTCACAGAATTGGATTACATGAATAGAACTCGTATCACCCGTGACTATGACTATTCGGCGGAGCATGGTCAATATAAAGCAGTTGATAAGCTAAAGTTAACTCATACAAAAGCTTATATCGATACGTTCATGCAAGCAGACAATGCACCCGAGACTGTACTCGTTGCAGATTATCCACAGATCGGTCAGGGTAAAGGAACAGACCACCAGCTTAAGCCATATCAGTATTACTATGAGAACTACACGACAAAGCCTATCATCGATTATCACATGGAGGCGAATTCCATAGCATTTACCATCAAGGGCAGGGTTGATCTATATCCAGGAAAGCTTATTACAGTAGAGCTGTACGACTTTGCTGAAAGCCTTAGTGGTATGCGTACGCTAGATAAAGAACGAGCTGGATCGTATTTAGTACTTTCTGTCGAGAGTAGCTTTATTAATGACGAGTTTCTACAAAAATTGGTGGTATCGAAGGGCGGACTTTCTGGAACAGCAGAGAAGGCGGCTAGTACCACAACAGTCGATACAACATTTAACATGATAAGTGGGTTGATAAAATGAGTGGACTATTTAATAACTTAGTTTGGTTTGTAGGCGTAGTCGAAGACAGCGCTGACCTGACTAATGCAGGACGTGTTCGTGTGAGAGCATTCGGCGTACATCCTCCTAAAGGCGAAGCATTACCCACAAACCATCTACCATGGGCCACAGTACTTGATGGTACATACGGAGCGGCTCAAGTGGTTCCAAAGGTCGGTGATTGGGTATTTGGGTTCTTTGTTGATGGCAGAGAAGCACAGCATCCTATGGTTATGGGTAGAATTCCGGGCATGAACTTATCATGGCCCGCTGGATCTGGTAAGCCAGGCGAAGATAGCTATATTCCGCCTGAGAGTCTACACGAGTTTGGTGCACCTCCGCTTCATAGATACGTCAGTGGAGAAGACTCCGAATTCGGTCAAGCCATTCTACAGAGAGCATTCCAACGCAGTGGTATAGACACAGCGGGCGATACCACGTTCGACGAACCACCTATTATGACTCCCGAGAGAAACCTCGACAACCGTGTTATTAAGTCTAAGAATGGCGATAACTTCTTAGTGCTATGTGATCCTGTAGAGAATGAGGCAGGTGACTTCATATTGCTATCACATTCGAGCGGATCTGTATTCCAGATTGATCCCAATGGTACAATATTCGTTAAGTCGTTCGGTGACACTTACAACTCAACCGAAGGCTTAGAGTTTAATAACGTACAAGGTAGTCAGCATACTAATATATCAGAAGACTGGACATTAAAGGTAGAGACTGGATCTGGTAAGGTATGGATTAATGGCGACCTCGATATCGAATGTGAGAACTTCAATGTAACTGCTCGTGGAACGGCGAACATTCGATCTGCTATTAAGACGAATATCTCGGGTGGTAGTGTTGGCATATTTGCATCAACTGATGATATCAACCTTGCAGCTAATAATAATATCAAGAATAAGTCTGGCAGTCTACTGAATGGTGGTGGATTTTACGTACAGAGCGATTATGGCGACGTACATCTCGATGCATATAAGATGAATCTATATAGCTCTACATACACTAAAATTACCGCAGCAGGTATACCGGCGATCAGTACACAACTATTACCATATCCCGATGTTACACATAAGGGCGTTGAGATAAACTCTCCAGCTGTTGTTAGCATTTCAACATTAGGCGCACTAGCACTTTCTGGTTCTACAACGTCAATCAAGGGCACTGTCGAGGCTAACCTAACCGGCGCAATCGTTGACGTTAAAGCGGATGGCCTTTTGAATCTGGAAGGTGGTGGCATAGCGAGTCTTGACGGTACGTTAGTTAACATTGGTATGGGTACTGGCGCTGCGGCTGGCATTACCGCTTCAACTACCGCTACGACTACGATACGGGGTACACAAGTTGCATTCCCATCAGCAGCGAAGAGTGTGACCGAGGTTGCAGCAGCAGTCGATCCGGGCGAGATACCAGCTAGTCGTGCGTCAATATTTGGTGGTAGTTTCGTTGAGAGACAGAACGCACCAATGACCAGTTTTATGGGACACGATGATGATACGAATGGTCCTAGATAACAATAAATACACAATACGTCAATATAAATTAGGAAGGAATATATGACCTTTTGCGATTCCAGCACACCTCTATCGTCGAGATTTGATGCACAAGTCTTGCGACCAGACAGTGCTATATTCGATAAGCTCTTCGATCCGGCGGCGCTTATTGAACAAGGTAACCCCTTGGATAAGGTGGATCGACAAAGTGTCGTCAATGTCACTAATAGACTAAACGATATACTTTCTGATATGGATCTTGATGCGTATCCAACTTTGAAGAAAAGGTTTGCGCAGCTGCCTATATCATACGTCGAGGTCGCAGACTTCGCACTAGCTGATAGCACCGACTTGGATAAAGTTTATGCTGCCATGCGAGACTTTGATCCAACTGGCGGCACTGCCACTGGAACCGCTGGTGCTGCTACTGGAACCGCTGGTGCTGCTGTGAGTAATTCTGCGAATGAGTCTGGGTCAGGCGGAACTGGTGGCACTAGTGTTGGTCAAACGGGAGTAGGTGGTACTGGAAGCGATGCTGTAGTGAGTGCAGCAGCATCTGGTATCGGCGCTGGCATACCAGGGACAACATCAGTAATAGATGCTAATGGAAACACACTTGACGTGACACGAGATGTGAACGATAATATAACATCTGTTGTGACGAGTGACCCGTCTGGTAATGCAATATCGTCTACAGAAGTAACTACAGATATTGATGGTAACGTGAAATCAGTAACTAAAGATTCTGAAGGTAATACCACCTCAACATCAACTCGTGATACGGCTAGTGATGGCACCGTATCCACAAAAACAACATCGTCCACAGGCACCACGTCGACCAGTAAAACCGATGCGACTGGCACGAAAACTACAGTAACTGATTCGTCGGGTACCACAACGACTACGAATACGGACACTGCTGGTAATACGACGACTACCACTACCGATGCATTAGGTGGAACGACGACGACTACGCAGCAAACAGGAACGACTGGATCGGCAACACGGGAAAATGATGTCCTTGATGTATTAGCTGCGTTAGCTGTTCCTGTAGCTATAATAGCATTTCTATCAAACTTCGATTTCCACCTAGACAATAACATTGGTGGATCTATAGCAGGTGGTCTGTGTGGACAGTTCGGAAACATATTCGATAAATTGTTTGGACTCTTTGATCTAATCAAATCTGGTAAAGATAAGATATCGGATATTGGTAACGATAATGAGAAAGACCCTGTAAAGAAACTTAAGTCTATAGGGTTTAGTCTAATCATTAAAGAGATGTATGCTAATATTGTCAAGATCATTAAAAAGCTTGTTAAGGAAATAAAGAAACGAGTTAAAGCTATGGTGGACTTCTCGGTGTCTATAGCAAGTAATATATACAATAAGATAAAAAAGATGGCAGAGAGTATACTAAACTTCTTCTCTGACATAAACATAGGTAAGTTTTTCCTAAGAATAGAGTCGTTTGTCGCCTCCACTGCATCACAGTTCGAAAGAATCACGGCAGAGGTCTTAGGTTTGTTGATGTTTCGTTTCTGTCAGTTCTCGGATACACTACAAACAGTTCTTATGGGGCCAGCAACAGCACTAACAACTCTAGCTACCGCTGTTGCGACCGAGACTAGTATTGCTCAGAATACATCACTAAGACAGACAAGAGAGGCAGTGAGTGCCGGTGGAATACGAATAACGGCAGTCGATCGAGAGAAGGCAAAGGCTGAAGCGATTGCTACCAATAATGCACCACGTGCTGGTAGAGTCACCACAAAAACTGATGCTGTATTTGATCCTCAAGTTGATTGGCAGACACCACGTGGAGCCACTTTAGCTGAAAATGCTGCGATTAGCACACTGACCGAAGATGGTATAACCAACAAGTTTTCATTCTCGGCGAGTCTTAAGAGCGATGTTGGAAATTGGCAGAAAGTACAATCAGATGTGTGGGTTCGACTATTGAGAATCAGTGAACAGACGGGCAAACAGTACGTTGTTAACTCTGGATTTCGAGACAAAGCGCATAACATCGCAGTTGGTGGATCTTCGGACTCGATCCATATGAGTGGCTATGCGATCGATGTTATCGTATCGTCTGCGGACAGAGAGGACTTCTTCCTAGCAGCAGAACGAGCGGGATTCACTGGTATTGGTATATACAACACATTCATTCACCTTGATTGTGGTGCGAGAAGGATGTGGGTAGCAGGACATGGATCTGAGAGTGGCTCTAGCTATGCGCTGACAGGTTCCACTAAGAATAAGTGGGTTAATGCTATACCAAAGCACAATAGAGACGAATATAGAAAGAACTCTGGTATACCAGTTGAACAGTTGGCTAGGCAGAACTCTCTTGAGACTAAGCGAGCTATTGCAGCAGAAGCTGCTACTCAACACACAAAACGCCGTGGCTAACGCATAAATACAAGAAAAGGAAATACAATGGCAGGTCTAACACCAAGAACACGAGCACGAGAATTGTATTCCGATTTCTCTAAGAATCTGGATCAAGTACCCGGACGCAATGATCTATCTAGGAAGATCAACGAGAATGCGGTGAAAGAGTCTATTAAGAACATCGTCCTCACGAATAAGGGCGAGAGGCTGTTTCAACCAAGCATAGGGTGTAATATTTCGGCATCATTATTCGAAAATCTGGATGCTAATACGATTCTTATTCTAAAGGATAACATTAAAACTGCTATCCGTACGTATGAACCACGTTGCGATCTAAAAGACGTAGAGATTATAGCAGACTTAGACACTAATAATTTGCAAGCGACTGTTCTGTTTAGCGTACTAAATACAAGTACGACCTCATCTATAACACTCGATCTTGTCAGGGAAAGATAAATGGCTAATATATCACCAGTAACAGACTTAGACTTCTTTGCCACTAAAGAAGCCCTTAAGACGTTCCTAAAGAACCAAGACAGGTTCAAGGATTACGACTACGAGGGGTCGAACATGAATGTCCTATTGGACGTTCTATCATACAACACATTCTATAATAACTACTATTATAACATGGCAGTGTCTGAGATGTTTCTTGATAGTGCCTCACAGCGTAATAGTGTCATTAGTCACGCCAAAGAGCTTAACTATATGCCACGGAGCAGACGGTCATCCGCCGTCACGTGTGATATTACCTTCACTGCGGCTGCTGATTATGGGTCTAACTTCATAGCCATACCTGCTAACTCATCGTTTACTGGACATTGTGGCAATAAGACCTACATCTTTTTAAACGAGAAGGCATACGTTGCTGCACGAAGCTCAACATCACCAACGTCCTTTGTAGCAAGCTCGGTTGAGTTGTTTGAAGGTCGATACATAACCGAAGTGTTATCCGTTGCTGATACCACCATATCCAACTCTTGGATAGACACCCGTAGTATCACCATGACTGTTAATGGCGTTGCATTCACTTATAAGAGTGAGATATTTGGTGTGGGATCGGTCGATAAAGTATTCTATCTCCAACCCGAGAATGATGGTCGATACAGCGTACAATTTGGTCAAAATCGATTCGGATTTCAGCCTACGATCACAGATTCGATCTCGGTGTCGTATAGACTGTGTACAGGCCCGGAAGCGAATGGCGTTAATAGTCTGTCACTGCCATCATCATTCGGTGGAGCAAGTTCTAACATAATCGCAGTATCTGGTCAGTCTGCCGGTGGATTCTATGGCGAGGGCATTGAGTCTATTCGTACGTTTGCACCGAAGGCGCTTCAAGTACAAGAGCGAGCTATCACTAAGCGTGACTACGAGACTCTGTTACGAGCAAGATTTCCGAACATCCAAGCAATCTCTGTGTACGGCGGTGATGAAGTTGATCCTCCTAAGTACGGCAAGGTCATCATCTCCATCGATGTTGCTGGTGGCCAAGGCGCTGCCGAATATGAGGTAGCTAACTTTAAAAACTACCTAAAAGACAAGACTCCTTTGACGATTGATCCGATCTTCGTTGCAGCTAAGTTCTTGTTTGTCGACACAGTAATCAATGTCAAGTATGATGCTAACCTTACTTCTAAGTCAGCAGCGCAGATCAAAAACGAAGTGTATTCTGCCGTTCTCACCTATCAGACTACATACTTAAACGATTTCAATAAGACACTCCGCCAATCTCGATTAGCGGCAACCCTTGATTCGGTAGATGGATCTATCATAAGTACTGATATCGTTGCTAAACCAATTATCGAATATATTCCTGTACTTAACATAGCAAGTAGTCCGTCGTTCTCATTTGAGGATGCACTTGTTAAGCCATATGCATTTGATGCTATCACTGGTTTCGATTCATTCAATCCAGCTGTAAGTACAACCAAGTTCACTTATGATGGCGCACTCGTTACCATGCAAGACGATGGGTTGGGCAGCTTCATGCTCGTCACGGCAGGAACGGATGTAGCACGAGTGTTTAAGTACGGCGTTGGTACGGTAAACTATACGACTGGTGCTATCAAGCTATCGAACATCACCGTTGATGACTTCGAAGGCGCAGCAATCAAGTTCACAGCTTCTACTGTAAACAAAGACGTTAAGACTCCAAAGGATAGAATAATATCTATTCGTGGCGAAGACATTACAATCAACGTAACACCATTGGCGACATAAAATGAGTTTAGTAGTCCGAGATAGTATACACTCAGGAATCGACCAACAGTTCCCATCTGTCTACAGAGAAGATGGCGAGTTCATGGTCGAGTTTACAAAGGCATATTACAAGTTTGTCGACGAGCGCATGGATCGAAATATACCTAAGTTGCGGGACATCGACACTACGCTTTCATCCTTTCTAATATTCTTTAAGAAGAAGTATCTAGCAGATCTACCACTTGATACCGTGATTGATACACGCTTTATCATCAAGCACGTATCGGACTTGTATCGAAGAAAGGGTACTCAGGAATCACTTGAACTTCTCTTCCAATTGTTCTATAATGAGCAGATTGAAGTGTTCTATCCTAGCTCGAACATACTGCGTCCTTCGGATTCTGTTTGGGGTGGCGACATATTTCTCGAGATGCGACCAGTGTCCGTCGTTGACGACTATCCCATTCAAAAGGGTGATCGAATTTCTGGTGATATATCATCTGCTGTAGCATTCGTGGATCAGGTCAACTTCGTAAACTTCTCGGGATCTCTTATTCCGCTAGTGTACGTGTCTAGCACAGTAGGTAAGTTCTCTTCGGATGACGGTTTGACTGTAGTTCGATCAGGAGTGACGATTATAGTAGGAAAGCTGATATCAGGATCGATTAGTGATGTCACGGTTAGTCCAGAGTTTCGAGTGTCTGGTCAAGTATCTGGCGATAGACTTAAGCTTCTATCTACCAAGTTTGGCGTTGATGCTACAGGATATGTACTATCGATATCTGATGCGCCGACTGGACAGATCACATTCAACATCGAAGACGGTGGATTTGGGTATGTTAACCCACTGTCTGCTTATGCATCAAACAGCATAGGCATCAGTAATCAAGTATTAGTTGTTGACCCAACGAGTGTGGTTAGTATTAAGGCAGGCGACATAATCTCCTGCGATGAGGCTGAAGTAGTATCAGCAAGTGGAAGTGTGTATGCATCGACACCGAGTCCAATCAATGGGACCGGGGTCGTAGTAGCTTTTGTTAAGCACCTGCTATACATTAGAACAACAGATGATGTTACCCGAGCGTCTAGATTAAACGAGACTGTATCATCGGGAACCTATATCGGACAGTATGTGATACCAGTTGAGCTGTTAAGGACCATCGCTGGTGATGCTACGGATAATCATGGTTGGGGTATCATACTAACTACAATTTCGAACAATGGATTTGCTAACGGCGATATAACCAATAGCGGTGGATTAACTGCTCAAGATGCGACTGAGTTAGAGTCTTATATAAACGGGAGTCAGACTGATGTGAACTACATAAATCACATCGAGACACAACTTCTTCCCTCGTTGGGCATCTATAAGCAGTTCACGTCATTCCCTGTCGCACCCGAAACGTCTGGCGGCGATGCAATTACCGATTCTACCACAACTATTAAAATTAACGACCTCGCCTCGGACACAATCACTGCCATTGCGGACTATAACGATACTGCAAATTTCGAAATTGCTGGTATCACAGAGATCGAGGATGTTACGCTAATTACAGATCAGATCGGTGACTATAGCAATATAGCACTCGATTCTACCGACTATGGTATGTCTGGTGCCGGGTCCGAAATAATAACTACCACGATAAATGATGCGTTCACTCCATTGTCCATACAGTTAGGTGCAATAGCATCACTTAAGATAACATCATCTGGCACGAACTATCAGAATAATGTGTTTATCGATGCGCTCCATGCCAACGTCTCCAAGTTCGATAAGAAAGATCTTATAATCAACTTCACCAATCCAAACTTCTTAATGCAAGTCGGCGACATTATCACCCAGGAAAGGGAGATCGAGAACTTGGTATTGGGTGACGGATCAATGATCGATTATACGGTTAAGGCTAGATTTCTTAAGCGAGTTGACAACGATTATTACTTTAGACAGATAAGCTTCTACGACTTTGATGAGGACATATCGATATTAATTGTAAACAACCCATATAACATAGCCAGTATTAGATATGACGTAGACTCACTGCCAATGGGCGCAAACGCATCGATAAGTGGTACTGCTAGCTATGAGATCGGTCAGATCGAGACCATAGCAACCATCAACAGTGGCTATAGATACACAGACGGCGAAGTCGTATCAATCGTTAACATCGAGCCAAACAGTGCGTACTACAATCAGGTGGTGGCCAGTGCGACCATACGAACATTTGGTGCTGGTAGTACAGAGGGACGTTGGAAAACCACTACGTCCTTCTTAAGTGAAGCGAGTAAGCGGATTCACGATAACCATTATTATCAAGAATATTCGTATGAGGTGTCATCTATTATTGACCCGGCTAAGTACGAACCGTTGATCAGGGACACCATTGGCGTTGCTGGCACAAAAATCTTCAGTTCACCTTTGATAAATAGTAGTAATAATGTAAGCTCCAAGGTAGACATTGATTTCCAAATTTGGGATGGTGATGTACTCGATACAGAATATACGGCAAGCATAACCGCATCCATGGGGAATTAACGCATGTCTACTATAACACGGATAAACGGATAGACTAATGGCAAAGATTATTACAGAGAACTTTAGAGTTGAAACTGCTAGCGAGTTGTTTAATTCACTTAAGAACGAAAACACTACGTTAAGCGATAATTTTCTAACACTACTTCAGTCATATAACACTGATAATACGCTAGGGCTTTCTTCTGCGAATACGACTGATATTCAAGATTTCGTCGATGCACAGCTAACGAGTCTGAGACCAGAATCGCACTACTACATCATGGCATCAAGTATTGATAAAGCCAATGTGATCTCGAATACTCAGATAGAAAAACGATTGTTTACCAATAGGGTTATCTTTGGAAATAGGATAACAGATAACGATGTTCGCTATATGTTCTATAAAAATAACTGGACATCTGGCATAGTATATGATGACTTTGATGATATGGAAGATGTCACCACATCGAATACGGTTGTAACCGTTCCTGATATTGAAGGCAACTATACAGTTTTTAAGTGTATAGAGAATAATTACGATAGCCCTTCTACGATAACTCCAGTGTTTAGTGGTATCGTATCATCTTCGGACGAGTTTATCGTTACAGCAGACGGCTATGTGTGGAAGTATCTATTTTCCATCACGGCTTCTGATGCCACTATCTATCAAACGTCGGACAGCTTACCTCTTCCTTATCCTGCATATGGAGACGTTGATGTAATTTCTGCTGCAAGAGAGACTGTTTCGCAGATTATAATCGAATCTACGCCTATCAATCAGTTCAGTGCATATCTATTCGGTCCTAATGGTAGCAACACCAATGCGTCCGATGTTACAGTATTCTCTCAAGCTCAGAGTGGTACAACAAAGAACGTTGTTGTTGATATAACGCCAAAGGTTGGCTTTTCCTTATACTCGACAGATGATGCGTACGCTAATATGTATCTAAAGATATCGGAGTCTGGAGAACTGTATAATGTTGTTGCATCTTCGTATGCTTCTGCTACACAGATCAGACTCACGATAACGACTGAGGTTGATATTCCACAGAACACATTATGCCAGTTACTTCCTAAGATTATAGTCAGTGAGAGCACTCTTAGCGGATCTCCTTGTCTAGCTCACGGTATTCTTGATCAGTTCGGGACACTGGTTAGAATTGGTTTCAGATCAAAAGGCACCGAGTATAAGATAGCTAAAGCCCAAGTTGCTTACCCAAAAGGTCTTACTGCAACATCACCTACCGTTCTACGGTGCGTTGTATCGCCAAGAGGTGGACATGGCTCTGAGCCAGTTCACGAGATGGCCATGAGTAGACTTGTGATCATCACAAACTTTTCGGGCGTCGAGGGTATTATACCTGACGCAAACTCGTACACTAAAGTCGGTCTAGTGAAGAATCCAGAATTTAGTGATGCTGTGTTCGTTGACTCATTCGATAACAGAGCTTCGATGACCATAGCTGGGGATGTAACGGGTACTGCTTTAGCAGGACATGTTATTCAGCAGTATCTCAAAGATTCCTCTGTCACTACTTTGTACCCAGGCAACTCGTATGTAATAACGGATTTTGGTACAACTACACAGTCACTATGGAACATTGCTGCCGGTACGTCTGGGGTTGTTTATAAGCTAGGAGACGCATTCGTTGCAGTATCTGTGACATCTGGCACTGGTGTTGTGAGTCATTATAAATTTGCTCCTACAGCTGGCGATGTCATTGATGAAGGCGATGAGGTCATAACTGCTAAAATACACCAAAGTGTGTATGATTCTGGTTTGAACTCGACCACAATCTATATGGTAGACTACGTGGGTGCATTTGAGAATAAGTTTCAAAATGGCACTATCTACATCAGAACCAGCTTGACTGCCACTAGTGCTTATACATTGAGTATAAATAATGCTAGTACCGATGTAGTTTATGGAAAATACGTAGCCTATACCGGAGATCTACTTCATTACATTGATTTTGATCCTATCACCAGACAAATAGATCGCAAAGAAAAGATAAAATTTATCTTTGACTTTTAAACTGTTAAGGAAAGAGTATAATACATGGGCATTAATACAGACTTAAACGTTGATCCGTACTATGATGACTTTAGCGAGGCAAAACAGTTTAACCGCATTCTGTTTAAGCCCGCCAAGGCAGTACAAGCACGAGAACTGACGCAATTGCAGACGATCCTCCAACAACAGGTAGAACGTTTTGGTGCGAACATCTATAAAGAAGGTACCATCATTAGTGGTATCAACCTTACTGCTCGTGACGATCTTTTCTTTGTAAAATTAAACGATCAAGCTGGATTTGTGAATCCAGCCGTCTATGATCAAGTGACTACAGTTGAAGGTGTTATAACCTCATATACGATCACTGGTCAGACTTCAGGTCTAGTCGCAGAAGTAGTCAAGGGTCAGAATGGCTTCCAAACTCAGAATCCTGATCTAAAAACATTCTACATCAAGTATTTGACCTCGACTCAAGACGGTGACAATGATGTTAAACAGTTTCAGTCAGGCGAGTCACTCGTTGTAACTGATTCATTAGGCGCACAAGTAATCACCGTTACGGCAGCGACTGTTGCTAGTCACGTTGGTCGATCCTTTGGCGTATCTTGTGAAGCTGGAGTTGTCTTCCAAAAAGGACACTTCATATTCGTCGAGAAGCAGTTCATTATTGTATCAAAATACTCTAACATTCCGGGCACAGTGTCAGTTGGTTTTGCGGTAAAAGAGAACCTAATTACATCGAATGGTGATTCTACGTTACTTGATAACGCATCTGGTTTCAACAACGAGAATGCTCCAGGCGCTGATAGACTTCAGTTGGTCCCAACACTCGTATCCTACTCGACTGCAACAGAGCCAACAGAGTTCTTCGCACTCATTCGATATGTAGATGGCAGCCCAGTTCGTATTCGTGATCGTACCGAGTTCAATTCTATCAACTCCGAACTCGCTCGTCGCACATACGAAGAATCTGGCAACTACGTAACTCGTGGACTTAATGTCACACTCGAGCAGACTGGTCTGGATGCATATGCTGTAGTATCTCCTGGTAAAGCGTACGTATTTGGTAACGAGATCGTTAACGTTTCAAGCAAGCGTCTATTGATCGATCCTACAACTCTTACGCAGACGAAGACTAACCAGTTCACTGGCGTATCTTATGGTCAGTACTATACGTATGATCACACAACTGGTCAGGCATTGGATAACTTTGCAATTGACGGCAGCCGAGTGTCTATCTATAATGGCGCTACCGTAGTTGGAACATGCTCCATAGCAAACGTAATTCCCGGCAAACTCTTTGTATATGCAATCGATCGTGTTGCCGGACAAGAGAACGCTACACCAACTAAGATCTCTAATACTCCACTGACAAACACTGGTGTATTATACGGCGCTAACGGTGCAGGTAAGATCTTCGATGCAGGTAAATCAAGTCTATCATCAATCTCTGCGGTATCATTCGTACAACGAAAGCGCATTGCCGTAGCATCTCCTTCAGCAACTTTGACTATATCGCCTACCTCTAACGAGCAGCCATTGACATCAAACATATTCGCCGTAGACGCAGTAAATAATGTTATTGCATGTACAGCGACAGTATCCGCTGGTATAGTAACCATAACTCTCGAAGCTAGCGACCCAGCATTCTTGTACTATGATGCGATCGTCACTAATACTCAGCAAGATGCACTGGAAGAGATTGACGTTTACGTGAAAGCAGTGTACGCTGACGGTAAAGTGACGACTGGTCTGCCTAACGTTGTACAGATTCTTGAGGTAGTAGATGACTTTGGAAGTGTTGATGCTATCGACGTTACCGGTAAGTTCAGACTTGTCACGAATCAGAAAGATCATTTCTATGACATTTCTCACCTAACAGTGAAGACAGGCGAGACCCTCGAGAACTCAAATCTTCTGATGAAAGTTAAGGTTCTGCGCCGAACGTCTACCATTGGTAGTGGATATTTGACTGTAGACAGCTATAATAACGTAACATCTAAGACGCTGATTAAGTTGTATTATGGTAAAAATGGTGTTGAATATAACCTGTTGAACGCATATGACTTTAGACAGTACGTCACTCCGGTTGTTACATACTCAACAAGTTCAGCTGGTGCGCCGACGGCAACGGTGGTATCTAAAACTATCATATCTGGTGTATCTCCATCAATCGATAGCAGCATATCATCAACTCAGTCATATTATATGGCCAGAATCGATAGCTTAGTGGTTGACGAGTTTGGGGTGTTCTCTATATACAAGGGTGGTGAGGCAGAAGCTCCAAGAAGACCTTCTATTGCTGGATTGTACGCAATCAACCACATACTAGTTCCTGGAGATCAGGCAAATAACTTAACGAAGATCTCTGGTAATAACTCTATACAGATTCAAGACGTTTCTAATAAGACGTATACGATGGATGACATCGGAAAAATTGAACGAAAGATTGATCGGCTCACTGATCTAGTGGCTCTTAACGTACTAGAGAAAGAAGCTAATGATATCTTCATTCCAGATGCATCAGGCATCAATCGATTCAAGAATGGTATCCTGGTAGATGGATTCAAAGGACTCCAGATAGGTGATGTATCTGATCCTGCTTTTAAAGCTGGTGTAGATAAGTCTAGAACCGTTGCAACTCCTGCGGTAACGCAATACCAAGTTGATATGAAGATTGCGTCATCTGTTGGCGCTAACGTATTTCAAGATGTCGCAACTCTGGCCGATGTAGGAACACGAGTAGCATCTATTCGTCAACCGTATGCCACTACCTTCAGAAACTGTGTATCTAGTTTCTATAGCTATCAAGGCAGATCAAACTTGCATCCTCCATTCGATGCTGGTTACAATATGATCACGAACCCAGAAGTCGAGTTCGAAGTTGATTTTGCCGAATCTCTTCTGGATCTGGTCGATAACATCCAAGAGATGATGCCACTCACTCGAGAAGATGTGGACACGTCCGAGTCTAACGGATTTGTTGGTATTGGATCTGGTCAGGCGCAGCGAGATTATATCACGTCTCATGCACAAACAGCCGATATATCAGCCGTAAACAGCAAGTTCTCTACACCTGTAGGCAACTTCGTCACTGATATCAACACTAAGCCTTATGTTCAGGCTAGAGAAGTTAAGGTACTTGTGACAGGTCTTAGACCAAATACACGTCACTACTTCTACTTCCAACAAGCAGCTGTTGACACCCATGTGTATCCTGGTACAATTAACTCTACTACTGAGTATAACGTCTCCGCAGTTCAGATTAGTGGAACCAAAGGTGGTGCAGTTCGTACAGATTCAGAAGGAACACTCAGTGCAGTCTTTAAGATTCCGGCTGATACGTTCTTTGTTGGTGAAAATGTATTAGAGATGGTTGACGTAAACGTCTATGCTAATATAGAGTCAACCAAGACTTCGTACTCAAAAGCAACTTACCGAGCGTTTAACTTCGATATCGGTAAGTCCGAATTGAACTATACGACTCGTACCGGCGATATCGATGTGTCTGATACTGTTGTGCAACGTCAGTTTACTCGGGCAGCTCCAACAGATCCTATCGCTCAAACGTTTAAAATACGAACAGCTCAGGCAGCTGGCGCAAGTACTGTGATGCTTAGTGAGATTGAAGTATACTTCAAAACTAAGAGCATTGCGACTGGCGTTACAATAGAGCTTCGTGAAGTTGTAAATGGGTACCCAGCAAAATCTATACTTCCTTTTGCTAGAAAACATCTACGTTCAAGCCAAGTTAATGTATCAACTACTGCTGCAATAGCTACTACGTTTGAATTTAAGAACCCAGTTAAACTTAATGTAGAGAAAGAGTACTGCTTCGTTGTTATTCCTGATGCAAACTCTCCTGACTATTTGATCTGGACTTCAAAGGTTGGTGGCACTGATGTCGCAACTGGAGTATCAATCACTAACGATTGGGGTGACGGAATTCTGTTTACCTCAACTAACGATAGTGCTTGGAAGTCCTACCAAGATGAGGATATCAAGTTCTCGGTGAAGCGTTATGATTTCCAAACAACCGGTGGATATATAAACCTTGTTCCGAATGATGTTGAGTTTCTGACTGTACGTGGAACAACCAATAACTTCGTTAACGACGAACTGGCTTTTATCAAAAAGTCAACTTCATATACGGCTGCTATTACCGGTGACACGCTACAGACAATAACAATTGCTGGCACTACACTATTCGCACAAAACGATTACGTCTACATAGAATCTGGTGCAAATACGTTCTTGTCTAAGATATCTGTTGTTACTACGACTGTTGTCAGTGAAGTCACAACAACGACTTTAACCATAGAGACTCCTTATAACTCAACGACAACTTCGTCCGCAACGGCGTACATATGTGTTGCTGGTAGAGTGTCGCACTTCGATAACAAGAAGCCTGATCGACTGTTCCTAAAAGCAAGTTCTGCAACAGCAACCAACTTTGTGGATGATAATGCGTCAACTACTATGGGATCTCTTATCATAGGCGACACATACACGATCACGAACTTAGGCGAAGTCACGACAATTGCTAACTGGAATGATGCTGGCGCAACTGGTACTCCGTACGTTGGACAACAGTTTGTTGCAATTTCTGTAGGAGTGGCAAGTGACGGTACGGCAAGAGACAATTCTCAAGTCATTACTGGTTACGATAGCGGCGCATCTGCGACGATAACTACTGTTGATAATGAGCCACTCTCATACTTCCAACCACAGATACTGGCCAATAATTCAATCAGAACATCAACAGATCTAACTCTGTATAATGGTGAAGATGTTGATAAGACTATTCCTGCGAACGGAAACGTCTATATGTTGAACAGTAATCGTATTATGAACAGTAAGAGTCGTATCGTAAATACAGGCGATGCATCTTCTGAAGACTTCATTATTCGGGTTACGATGTCAAACGGTGGATATAAGACAGCTTCTCCTATACTTGATGCAGACTTATCAATTCTAAACGTATATCAGTACCAAATAACATCAAGTGTTGATACTTCATCTAGCTGGATCTCTAAGGAGATTGTCTTACAGGAGCAGTTGGATGCGAATGGTCTGAAGGTGTTCATGAGTGCATATCGACCTGCTGGAACGATCGTTGATGCTTATGTTAGATTCACGTACCCAACAAACGTCGAAGTTCAAAGTGATTGGATATTGATAGATAACCAAAATCCAGATCTATACTCAAACACTGCGAACACAAAGGATTATCGACAGTTCGAGTACATTCTCGATGAGGCAACATACACGTATGCATACAGCTCTTTCCAGATGAAGTTCGTGTTAAGACACGCAACTGACGTGGAACTATATGCAAACGATTTGACTATAACACCATCGGTCAATTTGTTTCCACATATATATGACTACAGAGCGATTGCACTCACATGATACATTCAGATTACGTAAGAACTAATGCTGGCGTTGTAAACACCGATATGAATGCATATCGGAGCGCTAAAGCTAGGCGTGACCATGATAAATACATAAAGAACCTAGAGACTAGGATATGTAAATTAGAGTGTGCTATGGAAGCAATCCAAACCACAGTTAAAGAGATGATAAAATGAGTACAAGTCTAACAGCTATTAACAACGTAAACACCTTCGGACAATGGAAGGATAGAACCAATCAGATCATTACTGCGTTAGGCAATACTGTTACGATTGGTGACTCCGAAACGAATGCCGGCAACATAATTTTAACTGGTGATATCACATCAGGCGGGACGCTGTTTGTCGACACGATTGATGCGACCTCGTCAAATTCTGCAAATATAATAACCGTAAATGCTGATGTAAAAGTTAACGGCGAGATGCAAGTTAATAACACAGTTGCATCTGAAGTAAAATATTACTTAAGTGACATCCTCACATGGACTGCTGGCACGAACGCAACTCATACTCAGTTTGATATTAAGAAAGGCAGTGTTGTGCTCAGAGTAGACGAGACTGCTGGTGCAATCACTGGCTCTGGTCTAATCATCGACGATAGTCTTTTACCTGACCTGATTACGAGTAACATCGATGGTAATGTGACCGGTCAACTCTTAGCGACCGACACCGAGCGATCGCATGGTGCATATGGGGCATATGCAACTACAAGGATTGGTCATGTTTGGTCAATGGGCACTGCATATAAGATACCAGATGATGGTTACACCTTTGGTAATTTGCATGGGATAGCGTACTATCACCCAGATAACCTCACGGCGCTGACTTCTCCAACATATACCGCTGCTCAGCAGTTGATGGCATCGGGTAATCAAATTGTTTTCACGAATAATGGCGTCCCGGGCGTATCCATTGGATTGAATGGTGGTAATATATGGGCTAAGGGAAATATCTATGAAAATGAAACTCTATTAAGCACCACGTATCTAGGTAGAGCAGGCGGATCGATGTCTGGCGCTCTAACTACGACTAAACGTATCACGCTTACTGGTACTGGCGCTGACGGAACGGTCACGGCGGCCAAATTCGCTGGCCCACTAACCGGTGCTGTTACCGGTAACGTAACAGGTAATGTAACTGGCGATGTGACTGGTAATGCAGATACTGCCACTAAACTAGCGACTGGCCGAACAATCGATATTACCGGTGATATTACTGCTACAGCAGTCTTATTTGACGGCAGTTCCAATATTGCGATATCAGCTTCTGTTGATAACAATAGCCATACGCATACTTCCTCTAATATAACAGATGCGTCATCAACAAACGCCGCCTCTAAGATAGTTCAGCGAGATGGTTCTGGCAACTTTGCAGCTGGCACCATCACAGCTACTAGATTTACTGGTCCCGTAACTGGCGCTGTTACTGGTAACGCAAGTACTGCTACTAAATTAGCTAATTCTAGAACAATAACACTTGCTGGCGACGCATCTGGATCTGTAAGTTTTGATGGTAGCGGTAATGTAACACTCACCGTTGCTGTGTCCGATGATAGTCACGCTCACACATACGGCAATCTAACTAGCATACCGTCATCATTTACGCCAAGTTCGCATACGCATGGTAATTTGACTAATGACGGAAAGATAGGCACCACTGCTAGTAAAGTTATTGTGACCAGTACAGGTGGGGCTATTGCAGCAAAGACTTCCGGTACTAGTGGTCAGTTTCTAAATGGACTTGGCGCATGGGCTACTCCGCCAGACAACGACACCATATACAGCCATGCCACTGATCACCCAACTACCGCTGGAAATAAACACGTTCCATCGGGTGGGTCTTCAGGAAAGATATTAACATGGTCAGCAGATGGTACTGCGACATGGGCCACTGAGTACTCATACACGCATCCAACTGGCGCTGGATATAAGCATATTCCATCGGGTGGCGCTACAGGACAGATCCTTAAGTATAGCGCATCTGGTACTGCGACATGGGCCACTGAGTACTCATACACGCATCCTAGCGTCAACCACATTCCAGAGCTTGGGTCTACAGGACAGATATTAAGATGGGATTCCTCAGGAAAGGCAAAATGGGGCGAGGATGTTGATACCAACACAGATACAGTATACACGCATCCAATCACCGCTGGAAATAAACACGTTCCATCGGGTGGGTCTACAGGAAATTTCCTTAAGTATGGTACAACATCTGGCGAGGCCGTTTGGTCAAGTCTTCCTAGCGCAAGTACCGCAGTAACTGGTATCGTTAAACTATCATCCAGTGTCACTGGCACTTCAACATCGCTCGCAGCAACAGAGAGTGCTGTCAAAGCCGCCAATGATAATGCTAACGGTAGACTAGGATCATCAGCTACTGCGGTGTCTGCTACTAAACTAGCGACTAGTCGAACAATCGATATTACTGGTGATATTACTGCTACAGCAGTCTCGTTCAATGGCACTGCTAATATTTCGATATCAGCTTCTGTTAATAACGATAGCCACTCTCACACATACTCCAATCTAACTAGCATACCGACTACCTTTAGACCACACCTCAATGGATATGTCTTTATAGATAACAACCTGGTAGTGGGTGGTGGTGATAGTAGTCAGTACCCTACCGCCTACACCAGCTCGGACAACAACGTTGTTATAAGCACCAACAGTAAAGTAGCGAGCGGCAGTGGCGATGATAACATTGCTATTGGTGTGAGTGCGTTGTATGCCTTGGGCTCAGGCCGTGGCAACGTTGCGGTCGGTCGTAGCGCAATACAGAGTGCAACAAACAATTGTGAATATAACACGGGTATAGGATATGAAGCGCTGTTCGGTGTCACGACCGGTGAGAATAATATCGGTCTCGGAATGTCCGCCGGTCGGAACATAACAACCGGTGACGGAAATATCGTAATTGGTGGATCTAGAGACTATGGCTACTACAGCCCGGTCTACACCATCACAACGCAGAGCAACCTGATAGCAATGGGATCAACCTCAGTCACTAACGCTTACATAAAGGTTGGCTGGACGGTGACATCGGATGCACGAGACAAAACTGAAATTAAAGAAGTGCCTCATGGGCTAGATTTCGTTAAACAACTATCTCCAGTGTCTTACAAGTTTAGGGAAAGTCGTGAAGATGCGACTCCTACCGGTGATGAGCATTATGGATTTTTAGCGCAAGACATTCTGGCAATAGAGGGCGAAAACTCTGTGGTGGTTGACAGTAAGGACTCAGAGCACCTGTTCTATAAAGACCACAATATGACCGCTGTATTAGTTAATGCAATTAAGGAATTGACGTTGAAGGTCGAAGAGCTGGAAGCTAAGTGTGCTGGCCTATAATACAACATCTCGATACTAAGATAAGCTATAACGGGAGTTAGTAACTCCCAATCTTAGTATCAGATCCACAGACTCAACTGATTATAGAAAATCTATACTCCCAACTCGGCATATATTCGCAAGTTTATCAACATGTAGTATACGTTTTATGTGATGAATCTATCTGGTGTAAAGTTAGTCGATATCATTATTTATAAATACATGTAGCATAGATTAGGGAAAAATCATGGCAATTAAAGCAAATATCATAATCGACCAAGGCACAGACTACTCTGCTATCATTGACGTAGAAACTGCGTCTAATACTGTATACGATTTACGTGACCATACAGTGGCGGCTCAGATGAGAAAAAACTATTCATCCGCCAACGCTACCACGTTTATCTGTACGCATAATGGTGTGCTTGGCCAGATATCGATGTCGCTCGGTAAAGATGAGACCACTCTTTTGGAGCCTGGTAGATATCTGTATGACATAGAAATAACAACATCAGGAGGATCAGTATCACGTGTTGTACAAGGCACCGTAACTGTATCACCTGGAATGACGAGGATATAGCGTCATGGCAGTCAATCAAAACATAAAAGCTAAGCTGACTCCTAATCAGAATCTAATGGTGACGAACTATCAAATTAATGCTGCCACTATTAAATTGGGTGATCTATTCGATCTAGATACTAATAATCAAGCGGATGGCTCTGTAATACTATATAACGGCACAACTTCTAAGTGGGTAGCTACAAATCAAATGGATAACGTAAATACAATTATAAATGGGGGCAACTTTTAATGTCTATAATTAAGATAAAAAGATCCAGTGGTGTCATAGCACCCACAGCGCTTGCGCTGGGAGAATTAGGTTATACCTATGGTGCTGGTATTCAAGCCAACGGCGGCGATCGACTGTACTTAGGTACAAGCGGCGAGTCTGGTGGAATAGCAAACGCAATTGATGTCATCGGCGGTAAGTACTTTACTGACATGACAGACCACGTACATGGTACGTTGACAGCAAGTTCTGCTCTAATTGTTGATGCTAACAGCAAGATTGATATCCTTAACATTGATAACATAACTATCAACGGTAACACGATATCCTCAACAGACACCAATGGAAATATCGTTCTTACTCCAAATGGCTCTGGACTTGTTCAGCTAAATGGCGTCGTAGAGTTTGCATCTTCCACATCATTCACTGGCGTACTTAACGCTAATGGTGGTATTGCTGTAGATTCAACCAACTTCACCGTTGATGGAACTACTGGTGCAGTACACACGGCGAGCACTTTAGAAGTTGCTGGTCAGTCTACTTTGGCATCTGTCGCAGTAACCGACTTGACGAACAATCGAATCGTCATTGCTGGCACAGCTGGTGAACTAGAAGACGACTCGAACTTCACATTCGATGGCACAACACTGACCGTAGTAGCTGATTATTCTCAGACTGGTACTGGAACAGTTACTGGCCAATGGAATGTTGATAACATGCGGCTCGATGGCAATACACTGTCATCAACTGATACCAATGGTAATATCGTACTGACCCCGAACGGTACTGGATATGTTACAATATCTGGCACAAACGGTCTCGTTATTCCATCAGGCACCAATCTTCAGCAAGGTCCTACTGTAACTGGCGCAATTCGCTATAACAGTGACAACACTCAGTTCGAAGGTTACTCTGGTGCTAACTGGTCATCTCTTGGTGGTGTTCGCTCTGTCGATGGTTTCACATACATCATTGCAGAATCTTCACCTGCTGCTTCTGACGATATTCTGCACTTCTACGCTGCCGATGCTGCTGGTACTGGTACAGTCGAAGTCAGTCAACTAGATCGAGTAAGTCTTCGATTATTGCAGACAACTGGCGCAGTAAGCAATACAACTGGCGCACTTGTAGTCGCTGGTGGCGCAGGCATTGCCGAGAATCTATATGTCGGTGGCGACACGGTTCTTACTGGTGATCTAGAAGTAGTTGGTGGTGATATCACTACTGATCAGACTACTTTCAATCTCCTCAATACCACTGCTACTACTGTTAATGCATTCGGTGCAGCAACTACTGTCGCAATCGGTACTGGTGGCGAAGGTGGTGGCACAACAACGATCGGTCATGACTTAACAGTCGTTGGCGATTTGGACGTTGGTGCTGGTAACTTTACCGTAGATGCTACAACTGGCGACTTCGAAACAGCTGGTGATGCAATCATTGGTGGTAACTTAACTGTTAATGGTACTACAACCTCTGTTAATGTTGATGTGCTTGAAGTTGAAGACGCACTCATCAGACTTGCTTCTGGTAACACAGCTGATTCAATCGATATCGGTTTTGTTGGTAGCTATAACGATGGAGTTAACGACCAATTCGCTGGTATCTTCCGAGATTCTACCACCAGTGAGTTCTACGTATTCGATGAACTGATCGACACAGACTTAAACGATAACGTAGTCAACCGAGCTGATGCATCGTTCAGTCTTGCCAACGTTAACGTAGACACTGTTAAGTTTGCTTCGCAAACATTCACCCTAACGGGCGATGTTGCTGGTCAGATTACAGTAAGTGACTTCGGTACAACTGCACACTCGATTGCTACCACTATCCAAGCTAACTCTGTTGCTCTTGGCACAGACACTACCGGTGCATATGTCTCTACACTTGCCGAAGGTACAGCTGGACAGACAGACGCTAATGGCACCACATCTAACGGTGTTGTTGTTACTGGTTCTGGAAGTGAGACTGCTGCTGTTACGGTTGATATCAACATTGCTGATACAGTTGGCGGGATTGGTACTTCTACGTACGATGCAACTAACTTTGATGTTACTGCTGGTGGCCTTGTAACTATTGATACGATCGATGGTGGAACGTTCTAAATAGATAGTACAGAGACGGGGATGCTTTGGTACATACCATTCAAGCATCTCTGTCTTAATTAGAAGCTATATAGCTATTATATCAGGTGTGAGCATACATGTCAACCATTAAATTAAAAAGAAGTGCAGTTGCGGGTAAAGTCCCGACAACAGCCAGTCTAGCATTAGGCGAAGTCGCACTTAATACGTATGACGGAAAACTGTACATAAAGAAAGATGTTGGTGGAGTAGAATCCATTGTATCCTTCGCAGGTGCAGCAGGAGCATCATCAGCCGCAGAGTCAACTGTTTATCTTGACACTGGTACAGGTGATGGAACTACCGCAACGTTCACTATGTCGGTCACCCCGGCTGCTGAACAGAATATATTCGTATATCTCAATGGAGTGCTTCAGCACACATCTGAGTATTCGTATTTGGGTCCAATCCTAACATTCACAACAGCTCCTGAGCTTGACGATGAGATCGAAGTTCGTATCATCGCAACACTATCAGCTGCCGTCTCAATCCGAGACTATAAGAATTTTCTATACACATTCGCCACTTCTCAGCAGACCTTCACTGGCGCTGATGATAACGGTGATGTGCTTGCTTACGATGTAGGCAAAGTCGAGGTCTATGCAAACGGTATTAGACTCGTAAACGGTGATGATTATACGGCCACAGGTGGTACTTCAATTGTACTGCAACAGCCAATAACATCCGGCATCGTAGAGATCGTCTCTCTGGCACGAGCAGCATTCCTCAATCGTGACGCACTCAATCCAGTAGAATCAGCTCTAACTACAACAGACGTAAATCAAGTGGCTGATGCATTCCTAGCGACTACATACAGAACTGCCAAATACTTGGTACAGATGTCCACAAGTACAGCATTTCATTCAACCGAAGTACTGCTCATTCATGACGGAACGACTGTTTATATGACCGAATTTGGAACAATCTATTCCGGTAGTAGCCTAGGCACCATTGATGGCGACATCGTTGGTGGTGAGGTTCGGTTACTTGTTTCTCCGGCGAATGTTGACACTACAGTCAAAGCACAACGATTAACGGTGGCAGTATAATATGACAACTAAGATAAAACACAGTAATATAACCCAGCCGTTAGTCGGTGCGTTCGTAGTAGATGGTGCTATAACATCATCCTCTTTAAACACTAATGCTATAACGTCAACCTCCATAGATAATGGGGTCAATGCTATAACGACCGGATCTATAGCAACTACCGGCGATGTTGGTATTGGTGTAGCTGTTCCCGTTGCTAGACTTCATATAGATGGAGCTGAAGACGCTACTGGCGGCATCACGCTATCAGCTGGTGCTCAGAACCATCAGTGGTTCCTGTCTTCTGATTTTGTAAACGTACATAACATTGCAACAAGCTCCGCTGGCGCTGCTCATACTTGGCAGACTAACAGCGTTGAGCATATGCGGATTGATGGGTCAGGCAATGTCGGGATTGGCACGACTGCTTCAAGAAAGCTTACGATAAAAGGTGGTACTGGAGACAACCTTCCGGTTAGAGTTATCGGTGGAACTGGTACTACTAAGGCCCACATGGAGTTCCAAGACCCAACAACCACCGCTGATTATAAAGTTACAATAGGGTCCATAGGTGATTCCCTTACCTTTAACGCTGGTGGTACAGAGCGTATGATTCTGTCGGCAACAGGAGATCTAACGGTATCTATCGGAGATGTGTTACCTGGAACCAATACTCAAGACTTAGGTAGCGTTGCTAGTCCTTGGCAGAACATCTACACACAGGATTTAGTACTTTCTAACGAATCACGAGCTGAAGGTAACTCTGTTGATGGGACTAAGGGTAACTGGACAATCCAAGAAGGCGAAGAGCACTTGTACATCATAAACAATAAGAATGGTAAGAAGTATAAATTCGCACTTGAGGAGATCATGTAATGGCTATCATAAAAACCGCAGTTGATGCAACGATTGCCGTAACAGCAGTCGATACGTTCATATATGATACCCGAAAGGATTCGGACGGCGGTGCATGGCGTAAGCGTACTCAGAATACCAGTTGGTATAATGAGGAACTAAACACTGCCACTCGTGGATCACGCAAAGAGTTTCCCACCGTTGCTGTGATTGTGGCTGAAGCTGATAAAGTTACCATCTACGATGGTGATGATTCAGCTCTGCCAATGTGGATGGTGTTTCAAAGACCGGGAACTGGTAGTGTAGCGGCATTAGGAATGCTGGCTGTGCAAACGGGCATAAAGAGTATGATGGTAAACGGTATTCTTGCAAGCTCGGGAAGAGGATCATGGGGTGAAGGGCTAACAACAATATCTTTTATAGATGAAAAAGCTATATATAACAAATCCGCAACAGTTTATGCTTCACAAAAAAATATAGCAGATAGAAATTTATCTGGAGGATATATCCAGATTGATTATGTGACTGGTATCGTCTTCGCCGCAGCCAACGACGTAGCCATGACCGTCCTTCCCAACGCACCAATAGACCCTGCCACTGGACTACCTGTCCCGACTATTGCTGTTGCTACTGATGGCGGCGTGAGTGTGATTAAGGATAATGGGACTGTTGTTGATATAACTCAGTCATCTGGGGCAACATATAGTTACTCATACCTAGTGCGATTCAAGAACGGTCTACTATTCTTTGGTTTAGATAATAATGGAATTTCTGGTGGACGTAGGTATTATTTAAGGAGCATACCTTCAAGTGACATTGTGTTGACTTACAATGACATATCATTAATCGTATCTACATCTGAAACGGATGGTGTGCCTGTCCCTTTATCCACTGGTAGGTTTAAGTTGTATGATAAGGTTGGGATAGGCTCTATTTCTGGCCTAACACTCCTAGACGAAAACCCAGCAACCCCATCAAAAGGCTCTGTAGCCTACATAACCTCAGACTACAACACAGGCTGGATGAACGGTGACATCAAGTTAGCTACCCTTTCGGATACTGATACGACTGATGTTGTTGGTACTGAGTTGGTGACTAATGGTGATGGTGGCACTACTACAGGGTGGACTGCTTATAACGCTGTAATTTCATCGGTGGGAGGAAAGCTACGGGTAAGTGATAGCGCCAATGCTGGTAGTTGGTCGTCAGCAGTACAAGAATTAACAGGCATGGTTAGTGGGGAGCTTTATACACTGTCAATGGATGTTGATGTAATTAGTGGGGCAACTGCCCACTTCGGACTAAATGGGGATGCTACAACCGCTCCCGACCGTCAGGTGGACCCCGATATTGGTAGTATGACTTACACCAATACATTTATAGCAGATGAACATAATTTCCTATATGTGGGGGCAGGTGGAACAGGTGTAGTAGACCTAGACAACATCTCAGTACGCCTAGCAGAACCAGACCGCAGTGCTAACGGCAACGGTCTCCAAGTATTCGGCACAGTCAACAAGACGGCCGTAGCAACGGGTGCTGACCTTGTAGGGTACAGTGGGTTTAGTTCTAGTAATTATTTAAGTCAGCCTTATAACAGTGATCTGGACTTTGGTACTGGTGACTTTAGTGTGATGGGTTGGGTTAATTTGACAGGTGATGATGAGGCTATCATCGATAGAGGTAACGGCGTAGATTCGACTAATAGAATACAATTTCATGTATTCAACAACGCACTTCGCATGGTAACAGCAGGCACCACCATTATAGCGGGAGGGGCTGTTGCAGATGGGGCGTGGTCACACTTTAGCTTCAAGCGGCAAGGTGGCGTAGGCACTTGTTACTTAAATGGCATAGCGGTAGCTAGCGGCAATTGTACTGATAATCTATCAGGTAATTTTTCAACAAAGGTCGGTGTGAGCCACACGCTAGCTAACCCAATGTCAGGTTCCTTAGCACTCCTCCGAATCTCAGCAACAGCCCCAACCGCTGAACAGATAGCCAAAATCTACAACGACGAGAAGCCTCTCTTCCAAGAGAATGCTCAAGCAACTCTGTACGGCACCTCAGACGCTGTAACAGCCATTGCATATG